TCTTCCCTGCCGCTGACACCATTGCTTTCTCTGAAGGCGGTGCGGAGGCTATGCGTATCAACTCCAGCGGTAACGTGGGGATTGGCAACACTGCTGCAAACGTCAATGACCAAGTTGGGGCTATTCGTCCTTTGCTTGTTTCAAAGTCGGATGCTGTAACGACTGTAGCTGGTAGTAAAGCCGCTATTGTTATTGGCAACAGTGATACAACAACAAGCAACACATCACAGCTTTCATTTGCAACAATCACTGGTGCAAGTGCCACCTACTTTACTTCTGCTGCGATTAATTGTATTTTTGGCGCGAGAACAAACGCTCAGTATCCAACAGGGCAGTTGACGTTCTCCACATCCACTACTCTCAACTCCGCACCAACAGAGAAGATGCGTATCGACTCCAGCGGTAACTTGCTGGTGGGGGATACCAGCGCCACCTCAAGTTCTCGATTCAAGCTCAAGAGTTCAGGCAGCACCTCTAGCACGCTCAACCTGTATTTCGTCAACAGCGCGGCAACTGAACTTTTTTATCTTCGCGACGATGGAGGTTTAAACACTGGAACGGCAGCTGCTGGATCGCCGTACAACCTTACTACGGCAAACGCAGCAAACGCCAACTTAGGATCAGACGGGTTCATGCGTCGATCCACTTCGTCGCTGAAATACAAGAAGAATGTGGCTGATGCCGTGCATGGCCTTGCCGATGTTCTTAAGCTGCGCTCAGTGACGTATCAAGGAAAATCCGAAAGCGACAAGGAAGCGGTATTTGGTGGCTTGATCGCTGAAGAAGTACATGAGGCTGGGCTGACTGAGTTTGTTCAATACGCCGAAGACGGTTCTCCTGATGCGCTTAATTACGGCAACATGGTTTCCTTGTGCGTTAAAGCCATCCAAGAACAGCAAGCCCTCATCACAGCCCTGACAACCCGCATCACCGCACTTGAGGCTGCACCATGACCGAAGACATAACGCACCGCGAAATCTACGACCGCCTGGTGGCTGTTGAGGGCAAGGTGGATGCCCTGACGGAAAGCACCAAAGACGTGACCGCCGCGTTTGTTGCTGCACAGGGCGCATTCAAGGTACTGGAGACACTCAGCAAGCTGGCCAAGCCTCTGCTCTGGCTGGGTGGTCTGTTCGTGGCGGCTGCGGCCTTTTGGGAACACTTTAAGGCACGCTGAGATGGACGCGCTGCCGCCTTCACCGCTAGCAGCCCAAGCCCCAGCACCGGCCTTTGAGTGCGTGAGGTGGTCATGGTCATCTGACAGAACGCAAGTCTGGTGTCTAAAGTGGCGGGAAAAAGGCAAGCCTGAACCAAAGAAAGTAGTGGAGGCCGAAAATTATTGATCCCCTAACAGCCCTAGCGGGTATACAGGCAGCGGTTGCGCTGATCAAGAAGGTCAGTAAGACTGTTGATGATGTGTCCTCGCTCGGCCCTGTGTTGGGCAAGTACTTTGACGCAAAGTCCACCGCCACCAAGGCTGTCGTTCAGGCCAAAAAGTCCAAGTCCTCAATGGGCACTGCTATCCAGATTGAGATGGCGCTGGATCAGGCCAAGCGCTTTGAAGATGAGCTACAGCTCTTGTTTATACAGTCAGGCAAGGTAGATGTCTGGAACAAGATTAAGTCTAGAGCAGCGGCAATGGATGTGGAATCTGCCCATGATGCACGCAGAGAAAAAGAAGCTGCGGAGAAACACAAGAAAGAGCTCGATGAGATCGTTGAACTATCCTTGCTGGGGCTGGTCTTTCTTGTCATGATCGGGGCCATCGTGTACTTTGTCTTTGGCATACTCAAGCAATGCGGCGGTAACTGTTAAAAGGTAAATTATGGACTGGCTTAAACAAATCGCACCAACAATCGCAACGGCAATGGGTGGCCCGTTGGCTGGCATGGCCGTGGCTGCTATCAGCAAAGCCATTGGAGTTGATCCTACTGAAGTTAACGACCTTATCGCCAACAACAAACTTTCAGCAGAGCAAATAGCGCAAGTCAAAATTGCTGAGATTGAATTGCAAAAGCAAGCGCACGAGCTTGGCCTTAACTTTGAAAAGCTAGAAGTTGAAGACCGCAAATCTGCGCGGGACATGCAAGCGGCTACTAGGTCAATGATGCCGCCTTTGCTTGCGGCTGCGGTCACGCTAGGTTTTTTCAGCATCATGGTGATGATGTTTTTCAACAAGATAGACAGCGCCAACCCTGCCATCTTGATGATGTTGGGAAGTTTAGGCACTGCCTGGACGGGCATCATTGCCTACTATTTTGGAAGCTCGGCTGGCTCACAAGCCAAGACAGATTTACTATCAAAGGGGACAAAATGAAACTAGATGGACTGTACAAAAATATTCAAGACAAAAGAGCAAGAATTGCGGCGGGTTCTGGCGAGACTATGAGGAAATCTGGCACTGAGGGCGCACCTACCGCTAAAGCCTTTAAGGAGTCTGCCAAGACTGCTAAACCAGAGAAGAAGAAATGAGCGCGGCTTGGCAACGCAAAGAGGGCAAAAATCCTGAAGGCGGTTTAAACGCCAAGGGACGCGCTTCAGCAAAGGCAGAAGGCATGAACCTAAAGCCTCCTGTGCCAAGCGGCGATAACCCGCGCAGAGCCTCTTTTTTAGCCCGTATGGGCGCAATGCCTGGCCCAATGGAAAAGAACGGCGAACCCACCCGTTTAGCCCTTTCGCTAAAAGCATGGGGGGCTTCTTCCAAAGCTGATGCTAAACAAACAGCAAAGGCAATCTCAGCAAGGAATAAAAAGTGACTCCGCACTTTACGCTGGCAGAGCTGACGGCCACCAGCCACAGGCAGTTTGACAACACGCCAAACGAGGCTGAGACTGCCAATCTTCAACGGCTGGCTGAGTTTTTGGAACGGGTTAAAGAAGCGCTGGACGGCAAGCCGATTATGATTAACAGCGCTTTTCGGTCAAAGCAAGTCAATGACAGCGTAGGCAGCAAAGACACAAGCCAGCACCGAACGGGCTGCGCTGCTGACTTTAAAGTGCCAGGCATGACCCCTGACGCTGTTGTGAGGGCTTTGGTGGCCTCAGACCTACCCTTTGATCAGGTTATCCGTGAGTTTAACGCTTGGACGCATGTAAGTATTGCGGACAAGCCTCGCAAGCAAGCCTTAGTGATTGACCGGCAGGGTGTTCGGCCTTTCGCATAAGCGCCCGATTATCTGTACACGCCGCGCCTTGGGGTTTTCATTGTGCCCCAGTCTGTAGACTTATTTCTTTCTGAAATGTTTTTGCTTAAAAACTCCATTTGCTTTTTGTTTTTATAAGTTTTATTGATTTCGTTTTTTAGCGATTTGTCGCCTATTGTGTCTTTTTCAGTGTCGTACTTGGACTCTTTCAGTTTTTGTAAAAGAGCGACATCTCTTTCAAGCGGCTGATCCCATAATCTGGCGCTTATCTTGGATAGATGTGCTGCCACAAAAACTTTAATGCCTATCTGCCAAGGAAAGCCTTCGCTAGGAAGTCTTAACAACTTTGGTTCAATGTCCATTGCTCTTAATTTTGTAATACTGTTAAACATCATCATTGCATCTAACAAGCTGCCAGATTGCCGCCATGTGCGGATAAGACATGCATCCCAATATTCTTGTGGTGTACTCATTTAATTTCCTTAAAGGGGTGGTTACTTTTTTTAGGTAGAACTACATGTTCTTGCGTTGTGAATTTGTGTCCATTGCCGCATTTTCGGCGGCGTAGTGTAAAGCCGTCTTTGGCTCTAGTGTCTTCAACAGTGCTCCAAACCTTACAAATTGGGCAGTTCAAAAATTTTTCTCCCGTAGCTTAGCTTCAATGGCATTTGCAATTTTTCGCCAATGCTCGCCTTCTAAAGCAAACGCTATTTTGTAAACTTCATCATCCGTCAGCCCTACCCACGGCTTCTTGTAGACCTGTGTGTCATCGTCTTCTTCAGTCATGTGTTCTTCTCCTTCAAAGCCTTTTCCACCGCCTCCATAAAGACCAGCCAGTCAGCAGACATAGCCCCGCACTCAAGCGCGATAGCTTCGCGCTCCCACTCGGTCAGTCCTACCCACGGGCGCTTTGGTACATACACCAACAAATGCTCCCAAGCGCGGGGGTCTATGTCTTCAGGCAACTCGCCCAAGCGGTCAGCCAACTCCATCATCATGTCTGTCGTTGATTCCAACTGGCGCT